AGTTTCCTTTGCAGGGTCTTGACCTCCGCGCCTCTGCTGCCTTTCCTTAGTGTTGTCATTCGGCTATATTGTTACGCTGCTACCTTGGCGCTTACGATTGCCGCGCGGCACTTGGTTGAGGACAGCGGCAGACAGATGCCGTACTGGTCGAAGTTCACCAGGCTGCGGTGGTATAGCGGGTCTTTGCTGGCTTCGCTGTGGTAAAACTCTGCGCTGCCGTAGGCTTTCATCATGCGGCCTGCATAGAACGCCACAGATGCGCGGGCGTCGGTAGCCGCCGGGACTGCACCCCATGCCAGCTTTTTGCCGGTGCTCATATTGTAGTAGGGCGTGCCGTCGTATTCGTAGATGTCGAAGCCATACATACGGCAGACCTTGCCGTCGGTCTGGTTCATGTTGTAGTGCTCCTTGAATTTCTGTTCGGTCTCGAGCAGGTCATTCACATGGTCGGAACAAAGCACCAGCACGCGATCTTTGCCGGGTATGCCCATTTTGTCAAACTGGCGCTTCAGGTTCAGCAGGTCGGCAAAGGTCATTTTCTTGCGGGTGCCGTCGCTCGCGCCGGTGGTCTTGATAACGGGGATGTCCGTTGCGTTTTCGTCGGGTGCGATTGCATGGATGCCGCGCTGGGCTATCTTCTCGCGCAGTGCCTCGCGGTGGCGCTCCAGAACGCTTGCCATTTTGTCGTAGCTGCTGGCGTGGAGCTCGTCCTTGGTTACGGGCGTGGCCTCGGTGCTGAATTTGTCCAGGCTGATAGGCTTGTCGGCGTCGGTCAGCGCGGTAATGGCCAGCGGATAGGTCGTGTTATTGACAAGCACGGCAGGGTCGCCGCCGATTGCCACAAAATGGATTACGTCCTGGTTCACATACTGGTTGTAACTGCGGATACGCTGCATCCACCCCAGCGCCTCGGGCGCGGTGCGGAAAGCCTTGATCATCTCGCCGGTCCATATCTCTGTGAACACTCCGGCGCGAAGCGCCCCGGCAGGGGCGAAACGGCCTCCTACAAGCGCCAGCACATTGCCGGCTACTGCCCCGGCGCCGGGGGCGCAGCCTACGGCCACGGCAAGCGTCGCGCCGGCCGCAGCGTTGAATGTTACGGCCGTGAGCATCATGCACACAAGGCCGAAAATTTTAGCGAAAAATTTACTTTTCATTGTTGTGGTTGGTTTGGTGTTTAGTCTTCAAGTTTGGGACACTCCATGCCGTACTCCTCTTTGAACAGACGCATATATTCGCCGGGGTTGTTCTTGCGGAGCTCCAGGCGCTCGGCCTCGGGCACCTCGCTGAGCTTGGTGTAGGTCTTGGGCGCTTCTCCGGCGCCGGGGGCTGACTGTTTGCCCAGGTTGATAACCTCGCCGGGCTTCTGCTGGGGGCGCATGGTGCTGAGCGTGTCGCGGAGCATCTGCACGCCGGCACTCTTGCCCAGCTTGATAAAGTGGTCGCGCTGCTCTGCCAGGATTCGGCGCTCTGCCACTGCCTGGTCCACCGCCTGCGTTACGGCTGCCAGCTGGATTTGCTCGGCGTTGTCGGCGCGCCCTTTCATCAGGTTAAGCGCGGCGGTCGCCTGTTCCTCGGTTGCCGTTTCGGGAAGCCCGAGGAGTGCTAACTGTTCTTTTGTCATTTTTGTTAAATTGATTTTGGGGTTATTGTTTTCCTCGCCCTCTCCGGTGTTGGCCGGTTCGGGGTCGGCTTCTTTTCTCTCCTGGAGCAACGGCAGTCCGGGGCTGTCCTCACCGGCGGCAAGTTTCAGCAGTTTGCCCTCCTGCCCGTAAAGTTGCAGGGCCTCGTCGTTGCCGCCTATATCCACGATGCTGACCTCTACCAGCTTTGACCGGCTTACGGTCTCGCGCGTCTGTCCGGGCAACACCAGCGCGGGGTCGGGTGTGGTCTCTATCGGCTCCAGCCCGGCGCTCGCCATGCGCAGATAACCGTTTTCCCACTTGCTCTCTATCCGCTTGGCAAAGTCGTCGTTCTGGTCAAATACCGGGGTGCCTATCAGCTTGCCATCCTCTACGCGCAGATTTTCGACCTTGCCTATCGGCATGGCTCCCGGCTCCCAGCTCCTACGGTGCATCCATAGCAGCACGGGGTTGCGCTCGTACTGGCTCAGGTCTATGCCGTCGGTCAGTACGCGGCTGCCGTAACTGTTCACGGCTTCGGTGCTTATGATTACCTCTTTCATTGTCAATTTCAAAAAAGCCGGGGGCGCGGCGGCGCGATGGTGGGTGGAGGGGGGTGTGTCCGCCGCGCCCGGGCTTCACTTATTCAATCTTTTTTACCTTGCTTTGATTGTTGTTGCGGCGGCAGGATTTGAACCTGCGACCTCCGGGGAATGAGCCCGGCGAGCTGGCCTCTGCTCTACGCCGCGATATAGCTTTTATGTCGTTCTGCGCTGCAAAGTTGAGGATAGTTCACAACCCTAACAAAAAGAGTGTAAAACTTTTACACTCTTTTTTATTATAGTGTGATTTTCCCCCAACTTTGCACCGTGAAAGCGTGCCCGCAGTGGGCGCGCTGCATCTAATTCAGGTAATTTTATTATGAATGGCTACTAAAAAAGACCGTGAGCAGCAGCGCGAACACGCCCGCCTGCTCTACATGCAGGGGGAGCCGCAGAAGTCCATTGCCGAAAAGGTCGGCGTGTCCGCACAGACTGTTACTAAATGGGTCGCAGACGGCGGCTGGGAACAGGCCCGCGCCGCCGCCAACATCACACGCCCGGAACTGGTCAACAAGATACTTAACAGCATTAACGTGCTGCTTGAGGATTTGGCCGCGGACCCCTCCCCGGAGAAAACTGCGGCGAGTGCCGACAAGCTGGTCAAGTTCGCCGCCACCGTTGAACGCCTCGACAAAAAAACATCAGTCGTTGATGTCATTGAGGTTTTTATGGCTTTCAGCAAATGGCTGCAATACCGCATGAGCTTCGACCCCAATGTTACCCCGGAACTGCTCAAAACAATAAATCATTATCACGACCTTTTCATTTCCGAAAAGCTCAAAGAAAGTTTTTAACGCATGGCTACGAAAGCGGAGATATTAAAAGCACGCGAAAAGTGGAAACAGCACTGCGAGACGGTCCAGGCCGCCACCGCCGTAAACATAAACGAAACAGCCGAGCAGCGCCTTGCGCGTCTGCGCCGGCTGCTGCTGAATTATGCCGATTTCGTAGATCACTATTTCCCCCACTGGACCGAAAACCCCGAAACGGGGCAGTCGACGCCCTGCGCGCCGTTCCATATCGATGCCGCCAACAAAATAAGGAAAAACCGCAACCTCAAGGCCGGTTTTGTCTGGCACCGTGGCGCGGCAAAATCCACCAACATGGACGTATTTATCCCCATGTGGCTTATGGCGTGGGACATTCTCGGTGCTGAGATTTTCGGCACTGCCAAAGTCAAGGGGCGCGAAATAAATGTCATGGTGCTGGTCGGCAAGTCTGAGGACAACGCAAAAACCCTGCTCGGCGACATTCAGGCCGAATTACAGTACAACCAGCGTTATATTGCCGATTTCGGCGAACAGTACAACGCCGGATCCTGGGAAGAGGGCGAGTTTGTAACCCGTTCCGAAGTGGCGTTTTTTGCCCGTGGTCGCGGTCAGTCCCCACGCGGTCTGCGCTACCGCTCACACCGCCCCGATTATGTCGTTATCGACGACCTCGACGATGACGAGCTGGTGGAAAGTCCCGCCCGTGTCTCTAAACTGTTCGACTGGGTGCGCTCCGCTCTGTTCGGCACTCTCGACGGCGGCCGCGGTCGCTTTTTCATGGTTGGCAACCTCATTGCAAAAAATTCCGTCCTGGCGAAGTGGTGCGAGATTAAGACTGTCCACGTTACCCGCGTAAACATCTACGACCGCGCCGGCAAAATCTCATGGGCTGCCAAATGGACCCCTGCCGAAGTGCAGGACCTTGCAGCCGTCGCCGGTTATCGCGCTTTTCAAAAGGAATACATGAACAACCCAATTATCGAGGGTGCCGTGTTCAAAAATGAGTGGATCCGCTGGGGCAAACGCCCGGCTTGGTCCAAATTCTCCGAAATTGTCCTCTATATCGACCCCAGCTTCAAGGGCTCCACCAAAAACGACTTTAAGGCCGCGAAGCTCTGGGGCAAGGTCGGTTCCCAGCTCTGGCACCTCCGCGCTTTTGTCCGGCAGTGTTCCGTGGCCGAAATGGTCCGCTGGTGTTATGACCTCTACGAGTGGGCGCGCGCCCAGGGCATTGCCGTGCGCTGGTACATGGAGGCCAATTTCATGCAGGACACTATACTTGATGAGTTCCGCCGCGAGGGGGAACTGCGCGGCTACCAGCTCCCCATTACCGGCGATAAGCGCAAAAAGCCCGACAAGTTCCAGCGTGTCGAAGCTGTCAGCCCCCTGTGGGAACGCGGCTTTGTTACCTACGACGACTCCCAGCGCGACGACCCCGACATGCTCGCCGGCATTGACCAGACTCTTGCTTTTGAAAAAGGTATGCGCGGCCACGACGACGCCCCCGATGCCGACGAGGGCGCTATCTGGATTTTACAGCGTGATACCCGCGTCCAATCTTTCACCCCCTCTTTCGGCATGAGGAAAACAGCTAAAAATATATTATGGTAATTCTCGACTATCTCCGCGCCCTCCTGTTCGACTGGCGCAAAAAACGTGCGATCGGCGAAGCCCGCCGCTCCGCTGACCTCTACCGCAAAAAGTTCCTGGTGCTCGTGTACCAGGGGCGCCCCGTCTGCGTTTCCATGCAGGGCGTGAAGCAGCTGATCCGGCAAAAGCGTTTCCCCGGTCTGACCGCTGAAAAGGCCCGCCAGATTGCCATTTATGAAGCAACCCCCAAAACCTCGCGCACATGTTCCTGACTGTTGAAGATTACCGCTCTGTCTGCGACGACTACGAGTTTGAGCAGATAACCCAAAGCCCCGAAACGCGCGAAGTCGCCGAAGCCGCCGCACTGGAGCAGATTTCCTCCTATCTCCGAAGCCGTTACGACATTGACCGCGCTTTCGCCGCCTCAGGCTCGTGCCGTAATGCCATGCTGGTGCAGGTTGCCGTTAACATCTCCCTGTGGCTTATGGTCCACCGTCTTCCCCAGAACATGGGCCATGAGCGCCGCGAGTGCCTCTATAACGATGCCGTTAAATGGCTCCGCGATGTCCAGAGCTCCAAAGCCTCCCCGGATCTCCCGCTTTATATCTCCCCGGACGGAAACACCGACACCCGCAACCCCGTGCGCTCCGGCTCTATGCCCCCAAACAGATACGACTATTAAACACCCGTTAAACACCGTTTAAGCAATGTTCAGACTGTGCGCAAAAGTTGAGATTAAGGGCGACCGCTCCTGGTCGCTCGACTTTGTTACTGC